GGTACTCAGATGTGGCAACCGCGTATACCTGGCGAACGAATGGTAAAAGAGGTGCGACACGTAAGTGTTAAACCTCGGTTAGTCTCTCCAAACCCTAAGGGAGAGCGGGTTGAAATCCGCAAAGCCGAAGGGGGAGGTTGGGATATAATCACCTTCTACGCTAAGGGTACTCGTCTGCCCTCTGTGACCGAGTCACTATTCGGGGGGACTGAGGAACCGAAAGGCCTAGCTTTAGGTAAGCTGGGTAAGAAGTTGGAACCTGGAAAGGTGCGACTATTTGCGATAGTGGATTATTGGACTCAGTGTCTGATGCAACCGGTCCACGACTGGGCATTTTCGATCCTGCGCGGAATACCCCAGGACGGTACATTCGATCAACTTAAACCGCTTAAACGGTTAGTGGCTCGTATGGAACGTTCTGGTATACGCCGTTCATGGTCGTATGACCTCAGCGCGGCAACCGATCGCTTCCCACTTTGGGTCCAACGATCATTGCTCTCTGAGGTATTCTCTGATCGCTTCGGTACCCTCTGGGCTAAACTGTTAGCGGGTCGAAACTTTGCTCATCGTTACAAAGGAGTAATTGTGAGAAAGTCTAGATACGCGACAGGTCAACCTATGGGGGCCCTAAGCTCTTGGGGAGTATTCTCATTGAGTCACCATCTCGTGGTTCAGTTTTGTGCGTGGCGTGTGGGGTACAAACGATGGTTTGACCTTTACGCATTGCTTGGTGATGATATCGTCATCGCTGACGAGAAAGTAGCTAAGGAGTACGTAGTACTTATGGAGGCATTGGGAGTAAAGATCGGACTGGCTAAGTCCTTAGTCGGTGCGAATCGATCTCTCGAGTTCGCAAAACGATTTATCTTAGAGGGAGTGGACGTCTCACCGATATCTCTAAAAGAGTATCACGTGGCGAAGTCTCACATCCCGTCACTTAACGAGTTGATACCTAAGGTACAATCGCTAGTGGACCTCCGTTTGTGCCATGTGCTCCGAGGACTTGGTTTTGGGTATAAGTCGGTATCTCGTTTATCAGCGAAATATGTTCGACTCTCAAAACGCATGTCTCAAGCGATTCTTATGTTAACCGCACCGGCTGCACCTTTTGGGTACTGTGATGGCCTTAACTGGTTCCAATCCGTAGGATATGGATTGGTCCAACCTTGGTCGGCGGATGAACGCCAAGGGTTATTGCTATCCCTGGCCTCAAAGGGCGTGAATTCGTTGTTTACTCGAATCCAGATGATTGCGTACCGGCT